CCCCCACCGGTCTGCAACAGTATCTAGACTGTTTCGACTCGGTAATTGCACATAACGGTCTGGGCTTTGATTTCCCTGTTATGGCTAAGCTTTGGGATGTTCGCCTACCTCTGGATCGCATGGTAGACACGCTAGTTCTTTCTATGATGGATGATCCTGCCAGAGAGGGTGGACATAGCCTACGATCTTGGGGAGACAGGCTTGGGTTTGCCAAGATGGAGTACGGCGGGGACTTTTCTTTTATGAGCAGTGAGCTTCACCAATACTGTGAACAGGACGTAAAGGTGTGCGAGAAGGTTTATCAAACCCTCTACGGCGCTATGTCAGACTTTACCGAACAGTCTATCAGGGACGAACACAGGATGCGGATAGTGGCTGACAGGGTTAGCAAGAACGGGTTCAAGCTTAACCGTGACAAAACCGTATCGCTGTTTAACAACCTGATGAAGGAGCAGGATCGTATTAGCGTGGAGTGTAAAGGTTTGTTCGCTGACCAGATTACGCAAAGGTACTCTGAGAAGACGGGCAAGAGGCTTAAGGATAAGGTGGTAGAGTTTAATCCGGCAAGTCGTAAGCAGATAGGGGAGAGGCTAGTGGAGCTAGGCTGGAAGCCAAAGGTATTTACCGACACTGGTTTGCCCAAGGTGGACGAGACTACGCTATCCGGCTGTGACTTGGACGTAGCTCAGAAGCTAGCCAGATACTTTCTCTTGCAGAAACGAACTAGCCAGATCAAGTCTTGGATAGAGCTATGCTCCGACAAGGACAGGGTTCATTGCCAGTATAGAACACTAGGAGCCATTACAAATAGAATGAGCAGCGTGAAGCCAAACCTGCAACAGATACCCTCTGTCAGAGTAGAGTATGGGACAGACTGTAGAGAAGTTTGGGAGGCTAGCCCAGATAAGAAGCTTATAGACACGGATGCTGCGGGGTTAGAGCTACGTGTTCTGGCTCACTACATGAACGATGACGGGTTTACCAAGGAAGTCTTACACGGAGACATACACACAGCTAATCAAGAGATGGCTGGATTGGAGACAAGGCCACAGGCAAAGACATTTATCTACGCCCTGCTATATGGAGCAGGAGACGCCAAGATAGGTAGCGTGGTAGGTGGTACTGCAAGAGACGGTGCAGAGCTTAGGCGCAGGTTTCTGTCTAATCTACCCTCCTATAAGCGGCTATCAGAGGCCGTGCAGCGGAAGGGAGCATCACAGGGCAAGCTTAAGGGCATAGACGGCAGGGTGCTGCGCGTACGGCACGCACATGCTAGCCTGAACACGCTCATACAAGGCTCCAGCGCAGTGCTTATGAAGAAATGGTTTATGTATGTAGATCACCACCTTAGAAGGAGAAAACTGGATGCTAGGATAGTTGCAATGGTACATGACGAATTAGTTTTGGAATCTTGCGAAAAAGATGTTGACCCTGTGAGCCAGTGTGTTATACTATCTATATCGCAAGTCAATAAAGCTTACAACCTACGTTGCAAATTAGACTGCGACCTACAAATTGGAAACAACTGGAGCGAGATTCACTAATGTCTAACACATATACATACCTCGAAGGCGTAATGTACTTCCCCTTCATCTTCGACAATAAGGACAAGTTTGACCGGTACTCTATGGCACTAGGCATTGAGGGCGATCAGGTGAAACAAGCCAAGAAGATCGGCCTAAATGTTAAGCAGGACGAGGGCAAGTATGACGGCATGGCCTATGTTCACCTGAAGAGCAACTACAAGCCGGACCTGTTCGACGCGCAGGGCGAAGAGTACAGCGGTGCTACCATGTTGAGCAACGGATCGAAGGCAGTGGTCAAACTTACCCAACGTCCCTATAATAACAAGTTTGGTCAGGGAATGACTACGTTTATGAACGCCGTGAAGATTACGGACCCCGTAGAGTATGTTCCAGAGGGTGGTTCTAAGAAAGCTTTCGAGGCTTCGGACCCGTTTGAAAACAGCGACGACGCTCCCTTCTAAACATGCCAGCCCCAACCTATGGACATTGGGATGTAAGTCTGGTAGGCAGGTTCGATCCCGACGAACACCTTGGATTTGTCTACCAGATTACCCATGTTGAAAGCGGCAAGAGCTACATAGGATGCAAACACCTTTGGAGGTTCAAGAAACGCAAAAGAGTTAAGGCAAGCGAGTGGAGATACTACTGTTCAAGCTCTAACTATCTTAAGCCCGACATCAAGAAATACGGAAAGAGAGCTTTCAAGTTTGAGATACTAATGCTTTGCCCTAATAAGCGCGACCTGTACTATAACGAAGCAAAGATACAGATGGAGCTAGGGGTTCTTGAGAGCGAAGACTACTACAATGCTAACGTAGGCGGTAAGAGATTTTTCAGACCTGTTGGTAGCTACATGGGCCAACAGCTTAGGGACAAGATTAGTGGTATTAAAAACTCAGCCTATCGTGGGCCCTTCCACGTACATTTTAAAAACGGCTCTGTCGAAAAAGTAGATGACAGGACAGTAAAAGACTACTGCAAAGATAACGGACTAGATTTTAGAAGGTTGTATGAACTTAAAAACAATGGTAAACTAAGGAACGGCAAGAAGTGCTATAAGGGTATAACCAAGCTGGAGTATGAACATGAGCAAAGCTAAAAGCATAGACACGCTGGTTGATGACATATACCAGCTAATGGAAGACGGTACTAAGAACCCCAATCAGGAAGCAATGCTTGGGCTGGGCGTTAGCATTATGGATTCAATCCGTAAGCAGCTATGGGTAAGCGCCAATGAGCGCAAGGGTGGTGCGCTACGGATGTCTAACATAGGCAAGCCCTGTACTAGATCACTCTGGTACGACATAAACGGAGACGATAACGCAGAGAAACTTCGACCAGAGACGAAGATTAAATTTATGATGGGCGATATTGTCGAAGCTCTGGTTCTTTACCTTGCAAAAGAAGCTGGTCACAAAGTTGAGGAGCAACAGGCACAGGTAGAGATCGACGGTATCAAGGGTCACCTAGATGCGGTCATCGACGGGGAGCTTGTGGATGTTAAGTCTTCCAGTTCATTCGGCATGAAGAAGTTCAAGAACGGTACCCTGCCCGACGACGACCCGTTTGGGTACATAGACCAGATAAGTGGGTACGGCAATGCCTTGGGCAAGACGCAGGGTACTTTCTTAGCTTTCGATAAAAGCAGCGGAGAGCTAGCAACATATACTCACAAGAAGCTGTCCGATACCAGTAAACGGATCGAGAAGGTCAAGGCTGAAACATCCTTGCCCTCTCCCCCGGAACGCAGCTTTGACCCAGTAAACGACAAGCAGAGCGGCGGCAAGAAGCTTAATGTAAACTGCTCCTATTGTTCGCACAAGACAACGTGTTGGGCTGATCCGGGTCTAGATATTAAGTTTAGATCGGGACGACCCGTGTTCTTAGTTAAAGGCATGGGGGGAGAGAAAAGCAATGCCAAGTCTTTCTGACGAACAGTTGCTTGATATTTCTTTAGCGTATAGCAACGAAGAGATATTAGATATACTTGATGTAGAACCTATCGAACTGGTGAGTATACTACAAGATAGGATAGAGGACAACATTCTTAAGTTTAACCTTCGACCAGTGGATTGCAACGACTATGACTTTTAAAAGCAACGAAAACCCTATGTTTCGCTCTAAGTTTAGCGAAGACATTTTCAAACAAAAGTACGCTCATCAAGGGTGCTATACTTGGGCAGATTTGGCAAAGACTTTGGTCGAGGATGTTTGTAAAGACATACTACCAGACGACGAGGTATCAGAACTTATACAGATGATAACTGATCTTAAGTTTATTCCCGGAGGTCGCTATCTTTACTATGCAGGTAGACCAAATAAGTTTTTTAACAACTGTTTCCTACTCAGGGCAGAGGAGGACAGTCGAGAGGATTGGGCTAACCTTAGCTGGAAATCTGAGTCTTGCCTTATGACAGGCGGTGGTATCGGGATCGACTACTCTATCTACAGGCCAGAGGGTTCTGGGCTTAAGGCAACCGGAGGTCTTGCCAGTGGCCCTATACCAAAGATGCAGATGATCAACGAAATTGGTCGTAGGGTGATGCAGGGCGGTAGTCGGAGGTCCGCTATATATGCCAGCCTTAACTGGAAGCACAGAGACATAGAAAAGTTTTTGGGGTGTAAGAACTGGTACGACATGCCGGTAGGAACAACCGGGTACAGCATTGGTCAGGTTAAGGAGCAGGACTTTAACTACGTTGCTCCAATGGACATGACCAATATCAGTGTCAACTATGATACAGAATGGCTCCTAAACTACTGGAAAACCGGAGATGTGGGTGATGTCTTTAGGACTAATATACGTCAGGCTCTTAGAACTGCGGAGCCGGGGTTCAGTTTTAACTTCTTCGAGAAAGAGAAAGACACGCTTCGTAACGCCTGTACCGAGGTTACTAGCGCTGACGATAGCGACGTTTGCAATCTTGGTTCTATCAACATGGGCCGTATTGATGATATATCTGAGTTCTCCGATGTAGTAGAACTTGCTACTAAGTTTTTAATATGCGGTACTAAGAAAGCTAAACTACCCTACGCTAAGGTGTACGAGGTTAGGGAAAAGAACAGACGCCTAGGCTTGGGCCTGATGGGCATGCACGAATGGTTAGTTAAGAGGGGTAGTAAGTATGAGGTTACAGACGAGCTTCACCAGTGGCTTTCGGTTTATAAGGGACGCTCTGACGCTACCAGTGCTAGCAGTGCTGATGCTCTTGGTCTTTCCCGCCCTGTTGCTAATCGGGCTATCGCTCCTACAGGTAGCATTGGCATTCTTGCTGGCACCTCTACTGGCGTGGAACCTATTTTTGCGGTTGCCTACAAGAGGCGGTATCTTAAGAACGGAAATAAGTGGCACTATCAGTACGTTGTGGACAGCGCTGCTCAGGAAATTATAGACCTGTACGGAGTTAAGCCTGACAAGATTGAGTCAGCACTGGACTTGGCCGGTGACTATAAGAGGCGTATCAAGTTCCAAGCGGATGTGCAGGACTATGTGGATATGTCTATTTCCAGCACCATTAACTTACCGGCATGGGGAACCGAGCTTAATAATGAAGATACCGTTGATAAGTTTTCTTCTACTCTTGCTAGTTACGCTCACAGGCTGCGAGGCTTTACGGTGTACCCTGACGGATGCAGGGGAGGACAGCCTCTATCTTCGGTGCCATATTCTGAAGCTGTAGACAAGCTAGGAGAGGTGTTTGAGGAGAGCGTGGAGACACATGACATCTGTGACATTACTGGTCACGGTGGAAGCTGCGGAGTATAGGAAATGTACGGAGAGTTGTGGTATTCGGGAGATACTGTTCCAGACATGGAGGAAGACTTTAGAAAAGCAGTTATGTCTTTGTGCGACAACTTGGAAGAACAGCAGGGAAAGGTCGGGGAAGGAGAACGAATAGAGAACATTCGATCTAATACTATTTACGCAATGGACAATCCAGATTTTAAAACCTTGGTCTTTGAATGGATCAAGAAGGCTAATGAGGAGTCGGGATGGAACTTTGACATAACCGGTGTAGAGAACCTACAACTTAGCAAGTACAGGGAGGGACAAGCATATGGATGGCACCTAGACGTACAACCCACAGACCCAATGCGTAAGCTCACCTATAACGTGGTACTGAACGACGATTTTACAGGCGGTGACTTTCAATTTAGTTGGGGAAGTCCGTCTGCCTCGTACAAGAAAAGAATAAAGAATGAACCACAGCTACGTATACCGGGAAGAATGGTCGTCTTCCCTAGTTACTACTACCACAGGGTCATGCCCGTAGACCACGGCATTCGCTATAGTCTAACGGCATGGGCCACGGGTGCGCCCTTTAAGTAGGGGTTGCAATGGTGGTTAAAGTGTGGTAGAATAATGTTGGAAGTGCTAATCACAGGCTTCCAAACATCTTGCTTATAGGAGATACAAAATGCAAGAACTATCTTTCTCTAATATGGTTTCAATCGCAGATCGTTCCTCATTAGGAATAGACCAACTGCTTAACAACATGTGGTCAGTGGCCGATGCTACGATCAATGCCCCCAACTTTCCACCCCATGAAATTGTAAAAACGGGTGAACATTCTTGGCAGATTTCTATGGCACTGGCAGGATTTTCCAAGAAGGATGTGTCCATAAATGTTGCGGACAATGTGCTAACCATATCTTCAAAGGGAGTTAAGCCGGGAGAGAACGGCACGGTGCTTCACGGAGGCATAGCTTACCGCCCGTTTAAGAGGAAGTTTATGTTGGGTGAGTTTATAGAAGTAGGAGACGCTTCGATGAAGGAGGGCATACTTAAGCTCGAATTTACGCAGGAGCTTCCAGAAAACAAGAAGCCTAAGACGGTCGAGATTAAATAACTAATTGGGTTAAGCCTTGGGCTGTCCCAGTATGACCGATAGGTAGGTCACTAATTAGTGCCTGTCGGGTGGTGCCGTAATACACCCGTGGGGGGCCAACGGTCAGCCCCTCATCTATATATCGCAAACCTTTCGTACTCTTCTGGAGACATGCTGCGTATTCTGTCGTTCATTTGTTGTTGAGCAGACTCCGGTAAAGTTATAACCGGACCTGATGCAATTTTTTTAGTGACCAGTTCCATAATTGGACTCAAAAGTCCTTTGTATCCGCCACTTGCAAATAAATTTGCCACATACTGGTTTTCTGTCATACCTCTATATTCAGGCAAAGATGATCCTATTCCTTGTACGGCACTTAACAGAGGTTGCTGAACGATCTGCCTTGGCTGCTGCATGGGCATCTGAGACAGTAGGCCGTATACATATGGGTTATATCCAAACATTTTTATCTTTCTTTTTCACCAATGTCTACAGGCGTTGGCAATTATGGCAAAGCAGGTCACCATATGCAAAATAACCCATACAGTTCTAATTACCGCAACCCTGTCTGCCTTGTCGTCTTCTTCAAATGATTTAGAGCCGATAGCCTTACACCAATACTTCCACATTGTTACTCCATCGACACCGTTGGTTTTCCCCAGCCGCTGTTGCGCTTATACATTTGCTTACAGTGACAGTCTCCGCAATCGCAGTGGGAACAGGGTTCCGGGCAGTGGCACTCTTGCGGCTGACACACGCAGGTTATGCAAGTGTCCCCAGATTCAGATACATCACTTTGCATTCTTCACCATTGAAGCACCGAAGTACAATCCTATGATAGCACTGAGCAGATGAGTGTCCAGCGGTGTTAGAACCAGACCCTTAAGGCTCTGCCACTTGATTGACTCGGACCCCTCGAAAAGCCCAAACAATGCGCCGGGGTTAAATTCCGTGTACCCAACATTAACGGGTATCTCCGGCCAGAACACAGCAACCATCTTAGGCCACACAATTACCGCAAAGACGGCCATCAGAGCTATGACCCTGCGCGTAATTTGGAAGCCCTTATTCTCGTACCTGCGAGCCAAGTCTGTAGCCTGTGACTGCGCCGCAAGGCCGTCTATGGCCCTTTGGAAGGCTTCCTGCTTAGACTTCTGGTTTTGGCTCCACAGTGTCATCACCCCGGACAGCAGCCCAGAGCCTAGCATGGTGATCAGTTCAAAGGGTATACCCATCAGTCTGCCTTTCTTGTGTCTGATACAGGCGGG